AACACGATAACGCAACTTTTCAATGGTATTTCAAATGTCATTAAGTCAAGCGGGACGGCTATCAAGGCAGCGGCGACAGGTATCGGCCAAGGTATCAAAGCGGCACTTTCTGGCGTTGCTCCAGTAATCAAGGCCTTTGGTGCAGCACTCAAAACGGCAGGTGTCGGGAATATCCTAGCCTTTGGCGGTGCGGTAGCTATCGCTGCAGTTGGTATCGGTGCTGGTGTCGCCATTATCGCTGCCGGATTTGCTCTTTTAGCGACTCAAAGCGAGGGAATAAGCGCCATCATTGGAGCAGTTGGCCAAGCGTTTTCTGCAGTAGCCACAGCAATTATCGGGGCTTTCGCGCAGGCAATCGTCACAGTTGCGGGAGTTCTTCCGACAGTTACATCAGCGCTTGCTGGACTTTCTCCATTAGTCGTAGCAGTCGGTACGGCAGTAGGTCAAGCAGCACCATTCGTGACGGCCTTAGGGCAAGCACTAAGCTCTATTATCTCAGTTCTTCCGCCTGTCATTACAGCATTAAGTGAGGGAGCGGCGGCTATTATCTCGGCATTAACCCCTATCGTTGAGATTGTGGGGAATGTGTTTACTAATATAGCCCAAATCGTTGCGGATGCTATTGTTCGCATCGTGCAAGCTTTGTCGCCGTTTATGCCTGCCGTTTCTGAAATGGTACAAGCATTAGCTCCTGTGTTGCAGTCGATTGTCGAAGCATTCACGACGCTTGTTAGTCAGATAAGCCCAATCATTGATAGCATAGCGAATCTATTCAAGAGTTTGGGCGAAAGTATCAAGACCGTTCTTGATGGCGCTAAAGGCGTGATTGAAAGCTTTGGTGGAGCAGTAAGGAATATCTTAGACGGTATTTCGGGTATATTTGACGCAATCGGAAACGCTGCTTTAAATGCCGGTAAAGGCTTTAAGCTCATGGCCGAGGGTGTGGTCATGATTACCAAAACCAATCTTGGCGATATGGCTGCAAGTCTAGCGGCAGTTGCTACTGGTATCGGAGCAATCGCAGCTAACGGAGCAGGGATAGCAACAGCAGGAGACGGCATGCAAGCGCTAGGCCAAGGAATGGCAATGGTACAAGCATATAGTGCAGGCGCTTCTGCTTCGCTTATGTCAGTATCTGCAGCGCTTCCGGCTTTAGCTTCTGGATTTTCAGCATTAGCACCAATCGTGGCTAGTGCTATGGCTAGGGCTGTAACAAGCGTACAGTCTGGCATGGCTGTTATAGTGACAGTCATCGTATCAAGCGCAGCTCGCATGACTGCGGCAGGACAACAAGCCGGTCAAGGTGTTTCAAGAGGTATCGTCAATGGTATTCGTGCCGGTGTCGGTCAAGCTACTGCAGCGATGAACAATCTCATGTTATCTGTCCAGCGTGTCGGGAATATCGGCGCACGGAACATGATTTCGGTCGGTGCACAAATCGGCAATGGCTTGGCTCGTGGTATGATTGCAGCTCTACCAGCAGTAACGTCGGCAGCGAACGCTTTGGTTTTACAGGCAGAAAGAGCGGCTAGAGCAGCGGCAGACATTCATTCGCCATCACGGCTTTTCCGCGACAATGTAGGTATTTACATTGGTCAAGGTATCGCAGTCGGTATCGACAGAAGCCAGAAGTATGTAAACGAAGCCTTAGAAAATCTATATGATGTCAAAGGCAAGTTTGATTACAGCGATTTGCTTGACGATGGCTTGAAGCAACATGGCTACACAGCTAATCTCAACGGCTCGCTGACACTTGAAAGCAAGCAATCGGATCAAAAGCTAGACATTATCAAAGACGCACTCAACACTATCAAACAAAGTTTAGATAGAGAAGTCGTGCTGAATGTCAACGGCCAAGAGTTTGCACGCTTGACAGGCGATGATTTCAGCCGTTACCAAAGCGACAGAGATTATATCAGCAATATTCTGAAAGGGGTGAGAGTATGACCGAAAATTCTATGACATATAACGGAGTAGACCTTTCCGGTCTGCTCAAAGTCCTAGAAGTAAAATCTGATATTGGAAATGAGCGGTCAATCAAAACCGAGAAATTATCAAGAGTTGGCACGATTGCAACCGCAGTCGAAGTCGGAGCAAAAGAAATCGAGGTCAAAGTTAGTTTGGCCTCTTTTGATGTTGCAAATATTCGATTTGTGGACACAACTGAGCCAGCAGACGCCGAGCGAGGGAACATCAACGAGCTAAAAGAGCGTATAGCGGGCATATTTGACGCTACAACGCCGAAAAAGCTGACGCTAGGCAAATACCCTAACAGATACTTTAACGCTCTTGTAAAGGGCGATATGGAGCTTGAGGGGATAACTGACTGGTACGATGAAACGACTATCAAATTTTACATTCCTGACGGCGTGGCACATTCTACGACTTACAAGCGAGTGGTGGACTACGAGGAGCGACAAGGCAAAATGGTCTTTGCGATTGATAATAAAGGAACTGCAGACGCTCATCCGATTATTACGTTTAAAGCCAACGACGAAAACGGCTATTACGGCCTTGTGAGCGAGAAGTTCGCTTTTGAAGCAGGGAGTATTGAGGAAGCCGATATTGTTCCATATAAACACTCTGAAATCCTCTGGGATTATGTTACTGGTGAGGGCATTATCAAAGGTCTTGCGGACGGCCAGAAGAATGTAGCAATCCTGAATGATAATTCCCAAAACCTGAACGGAACATTGGCCATTCAAAGCGCTTGGGGTAGACCTCATTTATTCCTTGCTAATCATGGAAGTGGCCCTCTTGGCAATAATGCCGGCTCTCTAACTTGGGATATTCCTGCTGACAGTGTGGGAGAAAAGGGAGCGCTTCATGAGTATATCTGGTGGAGACAGATTTTCTGGGTAAATCCTGCTAATCAGTACGGCTTCATCAAGATTTCATTCACTGGCGAAAATGGCGAGTTCCTCTACGGTGTTGAAACCATTAAGCGAGGAAACGGCCTGAATACAGAATACAACTTCCTTGCTGCCAATGGAAGCGGCAGCTATAAACTGGTAAAACAATGGACGTTCTGGCCGACTCACAATCCAAACGAAAATCCGTTCAACAAAGATAGCGGTCAATCCGACATCTTACGCAGAGATGACGAAGTACAACTGTTTTGGAATGGTTCGTATCAGAAATTCACTGTCCCTGAAATCAAAGGCAAGAAGTCTATCAAAGTCCATGTTGCTATGGGAGCTTTTGGCGACAAACCCATACCAACACGCATGTATCTTGATAGCATTGTCTACCGAAAAGACTTTGTCAATGGCACAAAGGACATCCCTAATCGCTATGCGGCAGGTAGTACAGTCATTATTAATAGCGAAAATGACACTGTTTTTTTGAATAATCTCCCAGACCTCGACCAAGTAGTGGACGGCTCTTTATGGCCGGTCATACCGCCCGGAAAGTCCGAAATCGAAATTTTGCAGTCAAATTGGGCTAAGAAAAAACCAAGTGTGACGATTGAATTTGAAGAAAGGTGGCTCTAATGCTTTTAACAATCCACGATAGCGCCTTGAAAAAGGTTGCTTTTATCGACAATAACAAGCAGACCACCTTGAATTTCTTCAACGACAAGTGGACACGCTCGCTTGAAAGTGCGACATCAGTCTTTGAGTTTTCGGTTTTTAAGAAGAAAATCCGGTCTGACACATACGTTGAACAAGCATATAAACATCTAAATGAGCGTGCTTTTGTCAGCTTCAAGTATAAAGGCCGGTCTTATCTCTTTAACGTGATGAAGACCGAAGAAAATGAGCAGATTATCAAGTGTTACTGCGAAAACCTCAGTCTAGAACTCTTGCTTGAATATCAAGAAGCCTACAAAGCACCAAAAGCAATGAGTTTTGAAGAATACCTCAAAACTTGGGGGACTTTAGGAGTATCTAAGCTAGAGATAGGTATCAATGAGATAGCAGACCAGCGCAGAGCGTTGCAATGGGAGGGGCAAGAAGCTACTCTGACGCGTTTAATCTCTCTTGCTCGCAACTTTGACGCAGAAATTGAGTTTGAAACTCACTTGAAGTCCAATAGCCAGCTTGACCGCTTTGTAATGAATGTCTACAAAGCACATAGCGCAGAAAATCAAGGTGTCGGACGCAAGAGAAATGATGTTGTCTTAAAGTACGGTAAGAATGTGCGTAGTATCAAGAGAAGCGTTGACAAGACGCAGCTATACAATGCTATCAAGCCAGTTGGGCGCAAGGAAGAAACCAAGGAAACAACAACCAAGGTTTCTAATCCGTCAGCTACACAAGTGGCGAGTGGCAAGAAATATACTGGCGGCGGATTAAACTATGCAGGACACCCTATGAGTGCAGGGATAGTCCAAACTATCTTAAACCTCTGTGTGCAGTACAATATACTGCCATCTGGTATGATTTGCCAACTGTACCTAGAAAGCTTCTGGGGGGCTTCTAACGTTGCCAGAGTTGATAATAACTGGTCTGGTATGTCTGGCTCTGCTCAGACTCGCCCAAGTGGCGTCAAGGTCACGACAGGGAGCGCTAGACCTGCTAACGAGGGCGGAACATACTTCCACTATGCGTCAGTTGACGATTTTATGAAAGACTACGCTTATCTGCTGGCTGAACAGACTAGTGGAGGGCGCAAGTTTTACGGCGTCAAAGGCAAGCAGAACATTGAAGACTACACTCGTGGTCTTTTTCGTATCGGTGGTGCGCTATATGACTATGCGGCTGCTGGATATGGCCACTATATCGCTCTAATGAGAGATATAAGAGGCGGTGTCAATCGTTCCAATGGTAATATCCTAGACAAGCTAGACGACCTTTGGAAACAGCCTAACAATCAATTAAGCAGCCCTAGTCAGCCTATAACGCAAGTCGTTAAAGCTGACAAAGTGATAGCAGTCATTAACGAAATGAAAGGCCTGCAAGGCCGGACAGTTGGTAGTGGTCAATGTTACGGCTTGGCGGCTTGGTATTCGATGAAATTAGGCGGCCCCGGTCTGGGTGGTGGTGTAACTGGCTTTTCTGGCAAGGTCGGCGCTGGCATGGCTGCGGCTTATATCGGCACAGATTATGCTTGGGCTAATTTTGGTTGGTCCGTTGTCCGTCCTCGTGGAACTAATGAGCTGAAAGCCGGCTCTTTGGCGAACATCAAAGCTCACAACACTTTTCTAGGAACTGGACAGTATGGCCACGTTTCCATCATCATCGCTAATAATGGCAGTACCGTCACGGTACTTGAGCAGAACTATGCAGGTCGGCAATATGTGACACTTGGAACATACAACGCACAAGCGTATCTAGGAGCGATAGAGACGCTATGTTATCCTCCGGAATTAAAAGCCGGCAAGACAGTCGAGGGTAGCACAGTAACGAGCGGAACGGTTGATGTGCCACTGCCAGAGATAGAACTTAAAGAAATATCTGTCAGCACAACAGAAGTGGTCATTGACCCTAAGAAAAAGCAAGAATGGAAGAACGAAAAGGGCGAGGTTGAGTTTTACCTCAAGGACAGCTTGCTATTCGCTCCGCTTTCTAAACAGTTATATCCGTCGGTTTTAACTGGTACTGAAACAAGCGATAACTGGATACGTAAGGACATGGAAGTCGATACAGATAGTGAAGAAGTTCTTATCTCCACGGCCTTGCGTAATCTCCGGAAATATTGCTATCCAGCTATCACATACGAAGCAGACGGATATTTTGATTTGGATATCGGCGACACTGTCAAAATCCAAGACACAGGATTTAGTCCTATGTTGGTACTGGAAGCTAGAGTTAGCGAGCAGCAAATTAGCTTTACCAATCCGAGCGAGAACAAGACAGTCTTTGCCAATTTCCAAGCTTTGCAGAATAAGGTATCAGACAGCTTGCTAACTCGCATGGCTAAGCTTGCTGAACAAGCGATACCGTATGAATTAAAGCTATCCACAGACCAAGGCACGACCTTTAAGAATAACACTGGCCAGAGCTTGTTAATGGCTACACTAGAGAAGAATGGCAAGGTGTATGAGCCTATCATTTTCTACAAGAAAGGCGACTCTATAATCGGTAGCGGCAGTCAAATGCTAGTCCGTGCGACAGACTTTGAGGGAACTCTGCAAATCACTGTAGAAGCCTATCTCAACGACGAGAAAGTGGCAACTGCCGAGGTGACTTTCAGCAATGTGGCTGACGGTCAAGCCGGTGCAAAAGGGGACAAAGGCGACCCAGGCGCACAAGGTCCTCCAGGACCTAAAGGCGATAAAGGTGCGCTCGACGAGGAGCAACTAAAACAAGTTAATGACAAGATTGATAGCAAGGCTGACCAAAAGCTGACAGCAGAGCAGCTAAACGCTTTAACGGAAGCTATGCAGCTAGCTAAAGCGGAACTTGAAGCGAAAGCCAGCATTGATACAGTCAATGAATGGGTTAAATCCTATCAAGATTATGTCAAAGCTGATGAAGCCGGACGAGCTGCAGCAGAAGCGAAGCTTGTGGCAGCTACTCAAAGAGTGGCTAAGATTGAAAACAATCTTGGCGATATGGCTGAGCGTTGGAGCTTCCTAGATAGCTATATGAGTGCTAGCAACGAGGGTTTGATTATCGGCAAGAAAGACGGCTCGTCCTCTGTCCGTGTCGAGAGTGACCGTATCAGCTTCTATTCTGCCGGCTCTGAGGTGGCTTACATCTCACAAGGTGTCCTCAAGATTGAGAATGGGGTATTCACACGAACGCTTCAAATTGGGCGTTTCCGTGAGGAGCAATACCAGCTCAATCCAGACATGAACGTCATCAGATATGTAGGAGGTTAAACATGGTCAGAGCTAATTTTAACGGCGCATACGGCCACAATCTACAACTCGAAGTTGTTTCAGAGGGATACAGACAAGATATTGCTGGTAATTTTTCAGTCATCAATGTGCAGGTAAGGCTCATATCGAACGGCTATGCAGCTATTTATGACGGTGCAAACAAATCACTGGCTATTACTGTCGGAGGAGAGACCCGGAACGTTACAGTGGACGCTGCTATCGGTCAAAATCAAAACAAGCTGATTTTTGATAATGAGTTTAGAGTTCCACACGACCAAAACGGAACAAAGACCGTCAATATAAATGCACGACTAGATATCAATGTTAGTGGTTACGGAAGTGCTTCTGTCGGGTTTAATAGACGATTACCAGACATACCACGAGCAAGCTCTGGGTATGATGTGACAGCCGTTATCGGTCAACCGGTGACGATTAACATTAATCGCAAGAATGACGCTTTTAAACACGCTATATGGGCAACCTATGGCAGTTTTAACAAGCAAATAACAACAACTAATGTTGATACAAGCTTCGTTTGGACGCCACCTTTAGAACTTTGCGAACAAACTCCAGACAGCGCTAGTGGTTATGGCAACTTAACCATCATCACATACGATGGCAGTCGAGAGATTGGGCGAGATATTAAGCGTCTTAATCTTTCCATCCCAGACGATGTCAAGCCGACTTTGACAGGCTTCACACTCACAGACGGCAATACCATAGCCGCAAATATCGTTTCTGGCGGCGAGCACTTCATCAAGATTTTGTCTGATATTAGAGTTAATTTTGGTGCAGCTTCTGGGGTTTACGGCTCGACGATTACAGGCTATTATGCGGAGATTGTCGGCAAAAATCAATCCACGACAACCAACGGCGGCGGTCTGGGTTTGATGAACTATGATGGCCAATCCGTCATCAGAGCGAGAGTGACTGACAGTCGAGGACGGACGAGTAATGCCATAGAGCGTACAGTGACTATTCTTGACTACTTCCCACCAATCCTAAAATTTGATGTTGCAAGAACTGGTCTGAATGGTGGAACATTGACGATTACACGGACAGCAAAAGTCGCTCCGCTAATTGTCAATGGCTCGCAGAAGAATAAGATGACTCTGACATTTAAGGTCAAACCTCTTGCGGATAAAAGCTACACATCGGACACTGGCCCTGCTGCTGGCTCTTGGACAAGCATATCAGAGCTCGTCAACAGTCCAGCAAACCTATCCGGACAGTATCCAGCCAATAAGACTTGGGAAATCGTAGGAAAGCTGGAAGACCGTTACACAAGCACCGAATTTGCAGCCATTATCACGACTGAGGGTGTAGTCATATCTTATAGCCAATTTGGTGTTGGCATTAATAAAATATGGGAGCGTGGGGCACTTGATGTCAAAGGTGACATCTATGTGAATGATAAGCTTATCCAGATGCACGCTTTGACGCAGAAAAATGGTACTGCCATTTATGCCTATGGTAAAGATTTTGACCAAGAGCGGACGACTGGCGTCTATTTCAAGAATGGCACAGAAAACAACAATCCAGCTCGTCAATATGGCTGGTTGCTAGTGCTCAATAGTAATAATGAGTGCTTCCAGATGTTCTTTCCGTCCATCGCAACAGCAGAGCCAGCTAAGCGTGTCCTGCTAGCCGGTAAATGGAGCGCATGGTCAACCAATGCAAGAAGCGACCACGCCAACCTAAAACGCATAGAATGGACTTCTACAGGTGTCACCGGCGTGCACTATAAGCGTCAGGGAGATATCGTTTCGCTTAGGATTGAGATAAGAGATGTCACAGGGAATGTTAGTCTTGGACGCATACCAAACGAACTAACCCCGATTCGAGGTAACGCTGCCATGTTAAATGTGCCGGTTTTTGAGGGTGGATCAAGCAATGACAGGCATTTACAAATTAACCCTGACGGAGGTATGACATTGCTTGCAAGTAATGATAAATACATTGGCACGCAGATAAACTGGTCTATTTAATCAAAGAAAAGGAGATATATGTCTAAACTACAATTTAATCGCAAAAGTTGGATTTACTCTTCGTCCAACAACGAAGTTGAGGGTACTCATGTCATTCTGACGAATGCAGAGGGCGCTTTCTATCCGGTATTGCTTCCAAAAGAAGCGATTGACTTACCAGTCGAGGAACTGGAAAAGAAAGCCTTGGAGGTCGTTTATAAAGAGAATTTCCCAGACCGTGCCAAGAAAGAACAAGACGAGGAAATCAAGAAGAAATTCCAAGAAGCGGACAAGAAAGAGCAAGAAGCGACTCTGCAGCGTGCAGAAATGAAAGAACTACTCGAACTTGTCACTTATATTGCACTTGGCATTTCTGGCGGTCTGGACATCAACAGTTACACAGCGTTAGCTCAGAAGATTGATGCACCAGTCAATGGCAAGCGGTACACAGGACCTACTTTCGTCACGATTGACTATCCATACACGACCAATCCGAAGTGGCAGAAAGGAAATCGGACGATTGTGAAATACACTGGTATGACTGGTTACAATTACACAGGCCAATCAGCAGAAGATATGCTGAAATCTGGTGCATGGACTATCGTGCTGCCAAATATCAGCAATTAACAAACAAAGGAAGTGATAAAATGAGCCATTGGGAAAGAACTATAAACGGATATAATCTTGATAAGTTCGACACATTTGAAGCGGATGGTCAGTATGATATGCCTATTTTAAAAGCGATTGATATTAAACCAACAAGCTTAATTGGTTTTAATTACGTTTGTAGCTCTAAAAAGAGAGATGGAGCAGTCCATTTCTTTTTAGATGATTATCAGTTCGAGAGAGTTTGGAATAGGCCAGAATTATATCTTGACAAATTCAGGGAATTTGAAGCTATAATCGCTCCTGATTTCAGCTTATATTTAGATATGCCAGTCGCCATGCAGATTTGGAATTGTTATAGAGCTAGGCTTCTTGCTCAATGGTATCAGTCGCAAGGGGTAAATGTCATACCCAACATCACTTTTTCTGACAAAATGAGTTATGACTGGTGTTTTGATGGAATGCCAAAGGGCAGTACATTAGCTATTTCTAGTGTCGGAACAGCAAAGAGACCCGATGCTCACGAATTGTTTAAAAATGGCTTGTTTGAAGCAGTACGGAGGTTAAATCCTAAAAGGCTTCTTTTTTGGGGAAAAATCCCTGAATTTGATTTCGGAGACCTTGAAGTTATTGGATACACAGATAAGCGAATAGAAAGGATGAGGAAAGAACATGGGCGGTAGAGGAGCAATGTTAGGAGACAAAAAAAGAACCAAGGTGATGTCTTTAGATGAATTTCTTGGTCCTAAAGGGCTAGCTTCCCCAATAAGTGGTTGGTTAGATGATAAATGGCGTGGAAACAAAAATTTTTCGAGCGGCAATCAAAGAGAAAAATTTACTAAAGAAGCTCGAAAAAATATTGACGCATATCATCAAAAGCGTAATGCTGCGATCAAAGAATATAAAAAACTAGTAGCTTCTGGCAAGATTAGAGAGCCAACAAGTTTGGAAAAATCATTAAAAACAGCACAAGGACATTCGGATAATAAAGCTGTCCAAGCAGCTAGAAGAATGTTGGGAAAAAGAGGTTACGATTGGAAAACCGGCAAAAAAATCAAAAAAAGCAATTAGCTAGAAAGGGGGTGAGATATGGAAGCATTCGAATGGTCTCATTCGCTACGTGATATCGTTAATACGCAAGACAAATTAATTGTCTTCACTTTAGCGCTTATTATGGTGGCAATGGTAATCGATTTTTTGACTGGTACGTTAGCGGCTCGAGTTAATCCGAACATTGACTTCAAGAGCAAGGAAGGCATCAATGGCATTCTACGCAAACTAGCCAGTATCGCTCTTTTGAGCTTCTGCATTCCGCTTTCTATCCTGTTGCCAGAGGGCATAGGATTAGGTGCGTTGCAGATTTTATATATCGGTTATTTGTTTTTCGAGCTAAAATCAATCTTGGAAAATTTTGATAAGCTCGGTATTAATACGATGATGTTTAAGGACTTCATCGAGAAATTTTCAAACATCGAAAAGGAGGATAAAAACGATGAACTTGACAAATAAACAGTATGACCTTGCAAAGCGGGTAGTTACTATTGTAGCGCCTGCAGCGATTACACTTATTACCGGCCTTGGTGCTCTGTATAAGTTTGATACGACAGCAATTACTGGTACAATCGCTTTACTAACTACTTTTGCGGGTACTGTACTCGGGATTTCTAGCAAGAATTACAACACCAACGGAGGTGAGTAGTCATGACTACTCAAAAACAACTACTTGATAAGCTAGGAAGTGTTGTTAATCAGCGCATGGAAGTGCCTACCAATCCTTATGGCGGGCAATGTGTAGCTTTGATTGATAACATTTTGCAGTATCAAGGGCTATACAAACTTAATTTTAGCTATGTCAACGCTATTGATTGCTTAGACCGAGCATCAAGCTTAGGTCTTAAAGTAACAGGCTTTAACGGGGCTAACAATCCGCCTGTGGGAGCTGTGTTTGTGTCTAACTGTCTGCCATATCACGAGTTCGGACATATCGGATTCGTGGTGGCAAACAACCCGGACGGCACAATCACAACAATTGAGCAGAACATTGACAGCAATGCCGATGCTCTTTACAACGGCGGATGGACACGCAAGGTTATTCGCAATCTGTACAGCGACGGAACTTTTAGCTATGTCAATTGGCAAGCGCCAGCACAGCAAATGCTCGGCTGGTTTGAGCTGCCATTTGATGCACCAAAAGCAGATATTGTAATCAAAAACTTGGAGGATTTAAAACTAATGAAAGAATTTATCGTAACTAGCAAAAAATATGGATACGGAGTTTTCGTAGGCGGAAAATACATTGGACTGTCTGATATTGGATCAGTAAACAGCATGAAAGATAGATTAGGTTTTGCTATCGTTTCATTGGGAGATGATGACTTCCTTCGCTTTGCGAAAGCTCACGGATTGGAAGAGAATGAACAGAAGTAAGTTAGCTCTTAGTAAGACACTTTTAAATAATACATTGCCTCGGCCGATTGGTCGGGGCTTTTTTGTTTGCCTTCAAAATCATATCAAGCCCAAAATTCACCCAAAAAGTTTACAAAAGAATATTAAAAATATAAAAGAAAATTTTAAAAAAAGCCTATAAAATAAGACAAACAATTTATTTTTATTGATTTAATTGTGGTGTTTTTGTCGGCAATTAGCATCTTGTAGGACAAGGTTGGGTTTTCCCAGCCTTTTCTTTTTGTCAATGATAGTAGGTAGTGAAAGGC